TCTGACAGTGGCTTCAAATTGGTCCAAGGTATGCCGCCTATACTGTGGCATCTTGGTATCTACCAGTTGGGCTTTTCCACTTTTTGTGTCAAGGACCATCACATACTTCGTATCATTCATCTCACCGAAGTCTTGTTGGAATGGTGAGCCAACATAGAAGCACCCTGGCTTTAACTCTTGGAATTTGTGAATGTGACCAAAAAAGGCTGCATCGACCTTTGGAATATCATCATTGGCCAGACCATCTTGAAGTGTAACACCATGGGCGGTGGCTCCTTGAATTGAGAAGTGTCCAAGAAGTATAACCTTCCTACCGCCAGCTTTTTCTTGTGCTTTCTTGACTGTTTCAATGACGATCTTCTTTAGCTCTTCCTCATTGTCAATGTATGAGACACACGCAAAGACAGCTTCACACCCTGGGAAATCAATCACTTCATGGGATTTAACCACTTTGAAGATGTTGTTGTACATCACACCAGGGTGAACCTCAGTGCTCCTCAACCATTGCTCATGGTTGCCCATGAGTTTTATATTTTTGCCTTTGAAAGAAGACAGCGGCGTAAGGACAGAATGTATAGTGGGAATGGGAATAGCCTGTCTGTCATCTGTGGTGTCACCAAGATCAATCAGGCCATCACACTTGTGTGTGTCATAGGTTTCCTTGAGAAAGTCCATGATCCTGTTGACACGCCATCTTTGCAATGGCATGGTTGGATCATTGAAACACCTCTCATGGCCGTCAGAGGCCTGGAGATCACCATAGATTAGAAATCGCATCAGAGCAACCTTACAATTGATTTTCGAATGGAACTAGCATTCTCTTGGATGAATGGACCCAATTGTGGCGCCCAGTCAAGACCAAGTATCTCAGTGAGTTGAGTGTAGTGAGCTTTTCTGATCTCTGGATGCTTATCCGGTTCCTTGTTCACTATTGTGTCCAAAGTCTTTACAGGCATGACAAGCACAGCAATGACCCAGTGCCACTTGTCTATGGCTGCTATGTTCTCATAGACACCAATGATCTTACCTCTGGTTGGATCTGCTTCAAGATTCAGCTCCTCACCCAGTTCCACTGCAAACTGTTGAGCCAGAGTAAAACCACATTCGTGCAACCCAGATGGCAATGACCAGCAGTTCTTTGCAGAACGGACATTGGGACCACGATAGATGAGTGGAAAATTACCTTGAGGATCTACAGCAAAGCCAGAGGTGGTAACATATGGAGCTGGTGTTGGCAGATCCTCACATGTGCGCCATTTCCACTCAGCCTTAATGGGTTCAATCACAAATTCAAGAACTGTACTTAAGCCGTGACAATTGATCGAATTTTACAATTTCTGATGGAAGACACTGCTAGTGAGGTTTTGGACGAAAAGGCCAAAGCCTACATGGACCGTCTTCTGTTGAGACTCATGACATCTCCTGCCTTGATGTCATTTCTTGAGGCCACTCAGATTCTTAAGGAAGGAAATGACTACGTTGTCGAACTGCTCTTCAGAAAAGTGCCTGAAGAGCAAGTGGATGTGATCAAGGCTTTTATTGCTGAGCCAAACACTTCATTCTCTTTTGAGCAGAAAGGCCAGACTCACTTTGCTTTTAGAGTCAAACTAAATCCACAAGACCTGGATGGATCGGACGATTCCGAGCAGGGTCCAACAACTGGTGTTCCGGTGTGATGTACACCAGCCGACCCATGAGAAAGTCCTTGACAATCTTACGGCTCACATGCCCACGTGACTTGACGCTCTTAATCCCAAGATCTTGCACAGCCTTATCTAAGTCAACGCAGTCATTCTTTTCTAATCTAAAGGCAATAACTTCTTCTTTTCCTGGCGTCTTAACCTTACTACGAATGTTTTGGTTACCTTGTTCTGTCATGGTTAAGAGAACATACTCTACCTTAGTTTACAAGAACATATGAAATTTAGCACCATAGGGACAGAATTGCTGAGACGGATGGGCTTTATTGGCTCGGGAGACCCGGTCAGCTCGATCATTCCTCGTGCAAATACCGCGTCAGCTGGCCAGGAGCTGACAGACGACTTCATGGACGCCAGTCGCGTGGCCAATCCAGATACCTGGATGAAGTACGCGACAATCATGAAGCGTCCCACATCCATGGATCAAGTACTTGATCTTTGGGAGGAAATGGGAACCTGGGACATGATGGCAGCGGCTCTGACTGAGTTAGTTGAGGAAGCCACCCAACGTGATCCAATCAACCCTGGAACACTTTGGTTTGAATGCAATGATGCTGAGTTTGAAGACGATCTCAACGAGATGCTTGACCTCATTGGGGTTGAAGACATTCTCAATTCTCAAGTTTGGTACCTGGCTGCTCTTGGAAACCACTATGAGAAGATTGAGTATGCTCAAGGTGAAGGCGTCTTGGGTCTGCACTTCATCCATCCAAAGGCTGTCCGTCGTTACTGGTTAGAGAAAAATCGCCAATGCATTGGCTTCAAGTGGTCAGATCGTAAGCCACGGGCCAACGATATTTTTGTGGCCGCTGACGGCACGACAGAGATTCCACGTGCTTCCATTGCTGCGACACAAGGACGCAGTGAAGACCTTTGGTACCCGTGGGACATGCTACACATGCGTCGTATGTTCCGCATGCGTACATCTGAATATGGTGAGGCCATCTATGATGAAGCTCAAGGAATTTACAAGAAGCTTCGCATGGCGGTGGACCAGATGGTTGTGCACAGAGCTCAGGTTCAGCCTGATCGTTATGTGATCAACATCGACGTACAAGAACAAGCCCCTGCTGACCAAATGCGTACGGTTCAGCGGTGGAAGCAAATGCTTCGTAGCAAGCAGTCATTTGGACGGGGTGACACAGACAGCATGTCGGCTCCCACTGATTTCAAGAGCTTTTACAACCCATGGGCTCTTGATTCAGTCTTGTGGGTTGCAATGCCCAAGGGGTTTCAGCACACCATCACAAAACTCGCAGGCACTGCCAATGTGCCTGATGTCTATGACATTGAGTTGTTGACTGACCTTTTCTATTCCATTATTGGCATGCCAAAAAGTTGGTTTGGCATTGGTGATTCTGGTGGTGGAGGTGCACCCTCTGGAAAATCACTTCTAGCCCAAGACATTCGCTTCCTTCGCAAGGTAAGGTCCATTCGTAAGCCCATTCTTTCCCAGTACACTTGGTTGGGAAATTTCCACGCTATTCTTAAGGGCAAGACCAACCTTGATTCACTCAACATTCAAGCCAAGATGGCTGACATTGGTGGGTTGGAAGACCAGATGAAGTTGGACTTGTTATCCACTCAGGCGGATATTCTCAGCAAGTTGGCTGACGTCATGGCCGCTTATAACTTGCCGAAAGAAGCCTGGGTTGAACTTATATTCAAGCGTTACCTACGTTTGCCTGACAATGTTGTCAATGTCTTTATGACGGCCTTGCCCTCACCGATGGAAGCACCCGCTTTCGAAGCTAAGGGCAACCCAGATAATCTGAAGAGGATTTTTGAGACCATTCAGTCACGCCTTGACCCTGAAAAGAGCCAGATCATGATGAAGATCAAGTCAATCGTGGAAGCCTCTCATCTGGATAATCACGCCAAGAAAAAGTACCGCAGAGCCTCTGACGTGCTGTCTGTTCCTCGTATTCGTGAGGGTGACGGTATCATGATTGGCGGTGAAGGAAGAATGATTGCTGGCAATGGCTTCGAGGTAAGCAAGGAGGCATTGGACGGGCCCAAGGACGGGCCCAAGAAACCTCTTAATGAGAACCAGAGGACCAAGATGACGCCACTCTTTATCAAAGAGTCCACAGAAAAGCCACAGGCGCAAGCACAGGATCAGGGTCCAAAGCCAATATTTGAATCGGATAAAGACAACGAGCCTGCTTGGCGTAAGTATACTCGACTGAACAAATGACGACAACGACAAGTCATACACTGAAGAGCCAAACAGTATCAGTCTCAGTGACACTCACTGAGACTGATCCAGCTCTCACGTATTTGACTGGCACTATTCAGTGGGGTGATGGAACCACCACTGAGATCCCTTCAGCTCTTAAGTCCAGCAATGTTGTGACTGGCACTTACAGCCACACCTATGCCAATAAGGGCTTCTACGTCATCAAGGTCTTGGGTAGAAATTTCAAGTCACCCACTCCAACGACTGACTTGAATGTCATCTACCTGGACGTGGGCTCAGCAGTGGTTGTGGCAGTAAACCGTGGGTTTCTGCGTGGTCCAATATTGCCAGATAACGCCTCTGTTGGTCGATGGATACTAAATGGAGGTTCAGACATCCAAGTCATATCTTCTGACTTGCGCAATCTGTTGCTCACACAGAAAGGTGAGCGTCTGATGAATCCTGACTTTGGCACACAGATTAGCAAGTTGGTTTTTGAACTAGACTCTTCTGTTCTTGAAGCTCAGGTGCAACAAGAAGTGAATCAAGCCATTGCAAAATTTGAACCAAGAGTCAGTGTGATATCCATAACCACTGAGAGACAGCCAAACCAACGTCAAATAAACGTTGCAATACAGGTTCAAGCCCTCAATCAGTTTTTGACTTTAGGCCTTAGTTACTCATGACTAAAAAGTCCAAATCTATCACGAAGGCCAAGATAATTCGCAGGTTCATGGAAGACTGCGAGTTGTCCTACGTTGATGCCAACAAGGTTCATGACTGTCTTGTTGGACTTGTGGAGGAAGCCGTCATAAACCTTAGCAAAGTTAATCTTGGACATGTGGGTTCTATCACGCCCAAGATAATTAAAGGCAAATCAGTGTCGATGAATTTTAAGCGTTCAAAACAAGGTGTTGAAAAGGTACAGCGATACTTTTTCTTGGATGAACGCGTTCGCTTTCACCTCAAACTCTACAAGTCCTTTTCGGACAAGGTCGAGTACAACTACAAGCCATGATCACTCCACTCATACTTCCAAAAGCTGCTGGGCTTCCATATGGTAACGGTGACGTAAGACACCTTACCAATACAGACGCAAACTCAGCCACATCTATATCTTTTGCCACACGTAATCTTTCTGAACGAGATAACATCTTGGCTGAGGTGATCAACCAACTCATCTCTGAGGTCAACAACAAGGAGCAGATCATTGACCTGCCAATTCCTCGTATCTCACTGTCAGCTTCACAGTCGACAGTGGTGCTGAACTACCGCATACCTTCTGGCTTTGAAGCGAGAGTTTTGAATGGCATTGTGGCTTCAACGCCTTCTAACATTGTACGTGTTGAGGTCTTGTGGTCATCCACCTACGGAGCCACCACAGGCACGTCAGTGTCTTCTACCCTGAGTGAAGTCAGTGGCCAAACAACTTTCTATGGTGAGGGTGAATTCATCATCAAGGTGACCAACATTGGCAGTGCAACCGCTGAGGTCTGTGCTGATGTACAGATCACTATGAGACCTGTGGCGGTGGTTCAAGGCTCACTGCTGATTCCTACCACGTCCACAAATGGCGGAGGTTCCTCTGGCTACTCAGGCTCATCTGGCCTATCCGGAAATTCTGGCTTCTCCGGCACACGAGGTGCCTCTGGTTTTTCAGGTTACAGTGGCAGCAATGGTGCTGGGAGCCCTGCTTACACCACGGTGACTACCAGTTTCACCATGCCAGGTGAAACGAGCAGTGTGACTATTTATGTGGGTGACAACAGTTGGATGACTGTGGGTCAGGTCATCTACATTGCCACTGCTGGTTATTTTACGGTGGCTTCCAAGACGTCCACCGACCAGATCTCTGCCACAAACCCAAGTGGCTACAGCCAGGCGGGTGGAGGAACAATATCCTCTGGTGCGGGTGTTTCACCCGGTGGATTAAGAGGACTCAGTGGTGCAGCAGGTGGTTCTGCGTCTATCGCTTCCACGACTGCAACCATCACCACTGCTTACTCTGGTACAACCACTTCTCTTTCAGGCAGTTATGCTGCTCTTGTCAATGGTGCTGGTTCTTATACTGTTGGTGTGACCACACTTACGCTGGGTGCTAACACATTCAGGATAATCCAGGGCCAATTATTGGTGATGATGAGAACAGGCAATCTGGTGTTGACTCTACCCGCACCCTTTACAACGTCCAACACTTTCGTGACAGTCACAGTGGATGATGCATTTCAGACGGCTGGTCAGACATCCAAGTTGATTACACCGACTGCGACAGTTCAGATAACCCTGCCTGCTGGTTACACTGCAGATACCCGTGTGGCCATCTCATACATTGGCATCGTTGTTGCCTAATTCTTTCTGTACGTGTGAATTGGGGCAATCAGGCCAATACTTCTTAAAGTACTCTTTGATCAGTGCCCTGTAGGTCGAGTATCTTTGGGTCATCGTCATGTTTGAATTAAGCATGGCGATGACTTTTTCTTTTGGGCCAGATTCGTTGAATCTGGCCCCCATCCTCTCGACTAGTTGACGTCCCAAGGACCCTCTGTAGATTGACGTTTCATAGGCTTGGTGCTTGCAAGCCCATGTCTTAAACCTAAATAGTCTCTTGAGCTCCAGGTCAGTCCAGGGATGTTCAATGGCTGACACTATCCAAGAACCAGTCTGATCTTCCAAAGTGCAGGTACATTCGCCTGAGTAACGAATTCCACCACCAATGGCTGAGTTGTCTATCTTCAGCCTTATCTTTCCCAAAGTAATTTTGCCTGTGGTATCATTTGAAAAGAAGGCCATTGTCAGTGATGCTGTCTGAGCGGATGGTTCGGTGTAGCTGGGTGTGGTGTATTGAACTAGGCCAGACGTAACAGTTGAAGTGCCTGAGGAGCCATCGGCATTCTTAAACGTGAATGTGGCCGTTGAGGCCTTAAAACTGTGAGACTGCACACCAGAGTACTGGGCCCCACCAAAATAGTAATAGATGGCGTTCATGCTAACCCAAGCGCTGCCCACATACACTTCCCATGTTACAACGGTGGCTTGTGATGCTGTAAACTCACACGTGACAGTAACACTTGGCGGAGTGCCTCCTTCAGGCGCAAAGCTAAAAGCCTCTGTGTTTAGTTGTTGGGTTATGGTGCCAACTCTTGGCGGACCATACAGTGACAGACTGGCTGGTATACTGTAGATTTGGCCATTAGCCACAATCTGAAGGGTGACTGTGCCAACCTTGTTGCCTATGGGAGAATTGGGTGAGTCATCAAAAGGCGTGGAACTATTGTCATAGACTGCCTCATCCACCACTGTAATGTTGCCATGAGAAACGGGCAAGCTTAAGTTGCGGTGCGCCTCTATGTTGGCCACCAGCAGGTCTACTTGGGCCGTTACAGACGCCAGATCACTGGCGGTTATCAGTTGAGATGAGTTCATGGCACAATTTGAGCTGGCACATAGTACTTGACGCCACTGACTTGTATTACAACAATTCTAGCACTGCTAGATGGCCAACTTTGGCCCGCACTGTCCTTGTATGGGTTGACTGGCGTGGTTATCAGCAGGCCTAGGTGCGTTTGTCCATGGTTCTGCTCAACGTGTTCCTCGAGAGCTGATTGGGCCTGGGAGGTCCGTTGCTCTAAGGACAGCGTTTCTTCAGATGTTAGTATGCTAGTAGCACTCATCTTTGATAGGATACAAGGATGTAAGCCTGTGAAGTGTAGATGGTGAGATGAATGGTGTAGGTAACTCCATTCACCACCTGGTCGTAGTCTTGGTCAGCGGACCCATACTGGAGCGTGCTAAGAAGATTTGTCATGGCTGTTTTCTCATCTGCAGAGGTACTTGCATCTGAGTTAATTTCCAAGGTCAAATTTACCAAAGCTAAATCAAAGTCATCTTGACTTTGAAAACCAAGGTTTGTTGAACTGGTGGACTCAGCCGTGGGCACAGACCCAAGCCCCACAAAGCTGTACTCAAAAAGACCAGAAACTGTTGGCACAGGAACAAAGCTCTTTATAGGCAAGTAGACTTTTTGTACAGTGCCACTTTGATTTTGCCCACCAATCAGCAGACTATAGACACTCAGGCTGTTGCCTCCAGAATCTGTGAAGGTGTAGGCCACAACCCCTTCAGAGTCGTGGGCATTCAAACCCTCCAAGGAGTGAGTGTACAATGCATTATTGAGGCTCAGAACTTTAAAACTTTCTGAGCCCAATGAGCTATCAGTGATGAGCGGACTGTTCATTAGCGTGTGGGAGGCTCAGGCAATTCCTCTTCCTCCGTATTCACGCCCAGTCTGTCGGCAAGCGTCTCTTCATCCCTATCGTCTTCTCCAGCCACTGTGTCTTCTTGTCCTGGAGCGGGTTCTAGCAACATGGGGCTCAGCGCATCATCAGCCTTATCTTTGGCCATGTTAGGGCTGTCAGAGGTGCCTTCCTTCTTGTCACCCTCTTCACCTGGTTCTGGCATCTTCTCCAAGTACCAGTTAAAACCCTCTAGCATTTCATCAGCTTCAGGGCCCATACCTGGGCTGTTCTGAAGTCCATTGCGTAACACAAGGATTTCACCGTAGGTGAGCTCTGCGCTGTACGTATTAAATTGTCCGGCCTGTTTCTTTAGTTTCATACGTCTCTAACTACAGTTCTTGTACTCATGAAAGAATTCCTCACAAAGGTAAGGGATAGGAAGTTTGATATTGAGGACCCAGAGTTTGTGGACGACGCCTTTAAGCACCGCAGATTCATACGTATAGAAGGCACTCTCAGCGAAATTCGAATGCGTCAAGACATCACAGAAGACAACACTATCAAAGATGTGCGTCTTTCCAGTCGTGGTTACAAGGTTGTGGGTCGAAGAAAGCTATTCCAATGAATATCATTACTTTTCATAAGCATGTTGAACTTCACTTCAACAAAAGCACGGGTCAATCAGTGTTTAAGGGTTTGCCCGGAAGTCACTATATTTTTGGCCGAGCACAGCTTGTAAAGCTCTCACAGAGCCAGGATTTCCAGAAGTCAATACTCAAACAATCGCTTCTGGAACCCAGACTGGCCAATTTTGTGGCCAGAAAAGGTGAGGGTGGAAACGTTCTTGTTTACAATGGTTGTGGCGGTTTTGGCGACCAGGTTATGACTTGGCCTCTTACCCTTATACTGCACAATATGGGTTATAAAGTACACGTCCTTGTTGACCCAGGAAATGCTGAGTGCTGGTCAAATTTCTCATGGATAAGGTCAGTGAATGTACTTCCCATGGACTTGTCAGTGTTTGGCCTTTTTGATCACCACCTTATGTTTGAAGTGGTGGCCAATTTGGATGAGCACCACCCTCAGCTCCACCCGTTGGATTCTATGCTATTCAAGATAGGAATGGATCCCTCATCGGTGGACCCAGCCTTAAAGTGTGTGGCTCCACGCTTTACACCTGACGAGGTAACCACAGCTAGCAACACAATCTTTGGCCGACGCATGGGCATCTTTCAGTTGTCAGCTGCATCACGAGTGAGGTCACTGACTCCTGATGAGTCTGTCAGCCTATTGAAGCATGTGGCATCAAAGTTCCCTGACATCATTTGGTATGCCATCTATGATGGCATAGGCCACTCGCATGTTTTCAAGGACATGCTAAAGGACCACCCTTTTAATGTTGTACCCTATACAGCTCCTAATCTAAGGGTGCTATGGGCCATGATTGGCCAAGCTGAGGTCTGCGTTGCACCTGATAGCATGGTTGTGCACATTGCTGGTTCACAAGGAATACCCTGCGTTGGATTGTGGGGACCCATTGACCCAGAAACTAGAGTGCAATATTACAGGAACCATTCACCCATCTTTAAAAGAGACGCCTGCCACATGGCCCCATGCCATGCATATACAACTTCTTTTCCTCAATACTGTCCCACAGCTAATATGCCCCAGTGTGCCGTATTGAGTGCAATACCCTTCGATGAAGTTGTCCAGAAAATAAAGGTGTACACAGATTTAACAGGCCAATAAAAGCGAATCACGCGGGATAGACATGAGTAACATCGACTTAGATTTTTTACGTGATGGGAACCCGAGTGTGTTTGATGAAGTTGTAACACGTAACTCTTATTTTCTTAGTCCAGGTTGTTTTAAGGACCACCTTGTGGTAGACATTGGTGCTCACATGGGCACTTTTTCCTACATGGCCCATTTTCATGGTCAAGCTGAGAAAGTAATTTGTGTTGAACCCAACGCTAAAAATTACCAAAGATTGAACCATTGTTTTGGTAACCACAGCAGTTTCGTGCTTCACAACTGTGCAGTTAGCCATGACTATAAACCCGTTCTCATCAGTGATGACAATAATAACTCAAAGGTGGGTCAGGGTTCTGAAATCTTAAGCATTCCTTTGGAGGAGATAACCCATGACCACCAGTCCTATAAGGGCAGAGCAGTTCTGAAGATGGACATAGAAGGCTATGAGTACAATGTTCTATGGTCAGCACATCGCCGTGACATAACCTTTTTTAAAACCATATTTCTAGAGACACACGACTCACAGGCCAAGCACCAGGCCATGTGTGAGTACTTGTTTCAGTTTGGTTATAAGCTAATAACTCAAGACCAGATGTTTTTCTGGTGGACCCAGCCTGATGGTAAACGAGTGGGCCACCAACCACTAGACGCCTGGGTATCACGATTCGATCTATGATTTTTGTACGAGAGACTGCCATATACATCCACATTGAGGGTGATGCTAAAGAGCTGTCTTCACTTATTGAGGCCACTAAGATAAGGCCACCTAATTACTGGCGGGCTGATTCATACCAGCTTTACAAGATGAGTGGTGGCAAGAAGGGTTGGGATGGCTACATGAAGCTGATTGAGCGTAGTGCTGCCCAAGCTGGAAAGGCTCTTCGTGGTTTGCAGGACTCTGTGCTTGAAGCTTGCAAGACATTGCACATTGAGGTTGACAAGGAAAAACTCATCAAGAGTCCGTTTCATGGTCTGGTTGTAGATGATGTCCCTGATGATTTACTAGTCTCTGACTTTGAACTGGACGGAAACCAGAAGTCATGCATTGCGTCCTGGTTGAATCATGGCCACGGTGTTCATAAGGTCACGGTCAGTGGTGGCAAGACTGCCATGTTTTGTGCAGCTGCTGCCATGATCAAGCGGCGTTTTCCTGAGTCTCGTTTTTTGTACTTGACTCCCACTGAACGACTTATCAACCAAGTCTACCGTGAGTCCAAGAAGTTCCTTCCTGACTGGGACATCACCCAATTTGGCGGTGGCAAGAAAAACTGTGAGGGCAAAGACATGGTGGTGGCCACAGCCGCATGTATGCATGCTAACTATGATGAACTCACTTACGAGAAGTGGTTCAGAACTTTCATGACAGTGTTGGTTGATGAGAGTCATCATTCATCCAGTGAGAGTTGGCAACGAATACTCCTGTCCACTCCAGCCTTTTTTCGACTAGGTGCGTCAGACACCACTCGTGAGGATGACGTGGTTTCTTTTTCAAGGATTCATGGTTTAGTCGGTCCCATACGAAATAGGGTTGAAGTTGACCCTCTTATCCGAGTGGGCCGTGTGGCCAAACCCACAATCTACGTGGTGGACAACTTGGATTGGAAAGATAGGTTTTCACATCTGCCCCACACAGCCCGTCCTGAAAGTCCAGCCTGGGTCTTGATTGACAACAAGTGGTCCAAAGCCAACTATGTTGGACCCGTGTTTGAGAAGGCTGAGCCAGATAAGAAGACGGGCGACTACAAAGATAGCGAGGAAGATGGTCTTAAGAGAGACAGAAAGGGTGAGTTGATACCCACTCAAAACATGCACCATGTTCAAGTGGATGGCAATGACGTTGAGATTGAATCTCGCTGGTGTTTGTTGGAACGAGTGAACGACTTGGGCATCATTCAATTTAAGGAAAGAAACCAACTCATTTCAGACTGGGCCAAACACTTCTCTGATCAGGGCCATCCCACCTTGGTTGTGGCCACAAGAACCTTGCACATTCTGATCCTTCAAGCGAGCATTTCTAAGCTTGTAAAGCCAGAGTTGGTGAAGATACTTTTCTCAACCCACGACTCCAAAGAAAGAGATGAGACATTTGAATGGCTCAAGAAAACGCCTGGAGCTGTCCTGATCACGCCGTTGGTGAAGGAAGGCGTCAGTATAAATGAGATACGTGGAGGCATCGTGGCTGACCATGTGGTATCACACGAGTTGATGTCTCAGATTATCGGTCGTTTCATTCGCCAAAAGAAAACTGGCAAGAATGAGTGTGAGATTGTCATGTTCATCGACAGACAGCACCCACGTTTAAAGAAGAACGGGCTTGCTCTTTTAGAAAAGCTGGAGAAAATCCGTGGGTATGAGTATGTGTTCCCTGTCTTGGGTCCAGACACAAAAGACAAAGGCACCCGATATGAGTGCCTATTCTAAACACCTAGGATCTTAGAGATCTCACGAGTGGCTTTGCCACCAATCTTGGACAGTTCCTTCTTATCGTCATCCATGTCCATGGGACGATTGCGGTTATTCATGGCTGATGTGGGTGCGTACTCACCTTTTTCCAGCCGCCCAAGGATTCTGTTTGAGATGCGTGACAGATAATTCTCAAAGTCTTGCGTTGCACGGCCCACTTGAATACCCCATGATTGTGGGCCCATGGCGTTCTGCAAGTCATTGTCAGGCCGTAGTGTCTCTGCTTTGGCCTTGAATGACTGTACAACAGGTGCAAGTTGTTTCTTTGAGATGGGCATGTTAGCCAATGATACGATTTACCACACCACCTTTACGGGACTCCTTGATATTTCTAGAGTCACGAAGGCGCATGATTACCTCATCCACTGGATCACCAATTGCAAAGGCGCCAGCAATAAGCTCACGCAGGTGACCAAAGGAAAGTCCCTCAGTTTTCTTGGCCATGTCTTGGATGGCAGAATCCTCGGCAATGCCTTTGAGCTTGTGGTTGAGATACTTCAGACGGTGTTCAAATTTTGGCGGGCCGACATAGATACGCTTGTCAAATCGGCCAGGACGTTGAAGTCTGGGCGAAAGCTTGTCAATGTAGTTTGTTGTGGCCAGATAGCAGACACGGTCAACCTTTAGGTCACCGTCCATAAGACGAAGCAGGGTTCGCTCATCATAGGAGGCCAGCTCATCGGCTTCCTCAAAGGTAACCACAATACGACGGTCAGGCTCAATTTGCCGGACAGCATTCAGAGCGCTTGAAATCTGCTCTGGTGAGTTAGCCATCAGCACGATGTCGCCATTCTTGGCCATGGCCTCACCAACCTGTTGAAGCGCCAGGCTCTTGCCCGATCCAGGAGGTCCGTAGAGGATGATGCCGCGTGATTGCATCAGCCCAAGCTTCTTGTAGTGCTCCTTACGATCCCAGAATGTGGCAATCTCATTGACGGCCTTGTGCATGGGTGAGTCCTCAAACACCATCATCTCGTCAGTGTTTGGCTGGATCTGCTCCAGGAATATGCCACTCATGTCATGGCCAATCTTGTAGGCGCCAGGAGTGAGGCTGTCTGTGAGAGTTACATCACCCACGGGACGGAATTGAGGACCTGAGACTGTGTACTGGAAGAAATTCTTTGGAATCTCCTTTGTCTTGTTGACTGGTTCCACGTAGGAGTTTTTAAGGTCGTAGGATTCACTAGATTCGCCCAGAATCCTTAGTGAGGCAGTCTTTCGCATGGCATAACTACTCGCGTAGGTATACTGTGCTGACTAGCGAACAGATACAATATGCCGTTGACAAGAAGACGTACCAGTTTCAATTTCTCAAGTTAGACTGGACCAATCCCGGCACACACGTTTTTCAAAGTGATGACAACTATGGTCTGCAGCATGTTATCATCACTCTGACCAACAATCCATTTGCCCGGGTTGAACTTGATTTGGGCTACACCACGTCCGCCTGGTATGATTGCACACTGGCCGATGTTCAGAATATGGCCTCCGTATTCTACCAAACGTGGGGCCCAGATGCTGGTTCAGTGTGGCAAGGCACAGCTTCACTCAACGGAAACTATGGCCCCATTGGTACTCATGTTGAGATTGTTGGCAATCGACTCTTGAACACCACCATCCTGTTTGGTGAGACCCCAGTAATTCCAGAAACTTGGACAGACAATTTTTTAGCGTTTGAGGTGCCATCTGTGGCCGATGGCAACTACGTCATAACCATAGATGGAACCGACATTGGAACATTTGGCGTAAGAGAGCCCAATGACACTCCCATCATCACGTACGTTGTTCAAGAACCTTCATCACTATACATCACTATCGTTGGGGATGGTTTTCATTCAGGTCAGACTGCCATTATCATGGATGGAACCACGTACAGTGCGAATGTGATAAAACCGACTGAGTGCAATTTTCAGGCCACTACAGTCCTCAGTCCCTTTAGCCTTACTACACCACATTCCACCATCTATTACCCGTGAACCTGTAGTTAGATTTGCCTATGCCAGCTAAAGGTAAGAAATTTTCCAAGTCCTACACTGATTCTAAAACGGGTAGGAAGAAAACCGTCTCCTATGGAGCCAAAGGCTACAAGATCAAGCCTGGTACCTCTGCGGGTGATTCCTATTGTGCCAGATCCTCTGGAATTTCCCAGAAGGCTGGCTATGACTGTGGAGGCAAAGACCGCAACAAGCCAAACTGCCTTAGTCGTAGGAAGTGGCATTGCCGTGGCAAAAAGAGTGTGAAGGAGCACATTGATGATGTCATCCACGATATGCTCGCAGTCTCTTTTCAAGCTGATCCAAAATCAAAACAAGTAACCCTAGGTGAACCCCATGAACTTGCTCCAGAAGATAATCGCGAAGCTCAAATCGGTCGGTCAATTATTCAACTCGCTCAAGAGCTTGTGGATCTCCATACGAACAAAGGTCAAGACGTCGGTCTTGACTTTGAAGAAGTGATCGTCTAGACAGCCACTTCAGCTTTGATGGCTGGGTGACTGTTATACCCAATCAGTTGTATGTCATCGTAATTGAAATGGAAGAGGTCTCTCTTTGCCAGGTTCAATGCCAATTGTGGGGACAAGTGTGGATCTCTTGTGGCCTGTAGTCTAGCCTGCTCGACATGATTAACATAGAGGTGAAGGTCTCCATAGGTGTGGATAAATTCACCTGGAACCATGCCCACGCAATGGGCCACCATGTGTGTCAACAAGGCATAGCTGGCGATATTGAATGGCACGCCCAAGAAGAGATCACAGCTACGCTGGTAGAGCAGACAGTTGAGCTTTCTACGCCCATCTGAGAGCACCTCTGTGTTGAAGTGAAACAAGACATGGCATGGAGGCAAGGCGCAGTGATCCACCCAGTGGGGATGCCAAGCTGAGACGATGAGGCGTCTGTCATCTGGGCTGGTCTTGAGTTTCTCAATGACTTTCCTCAGCTGATCGACAGCGTCTGGGGTTCTATCGTAGTCATCATAGAATGGGAAGGCACGCCACATACCACCGTACGTGCCCATGCCCAGATCTCCCCAAATTTTGGCGAATTCATCCACTGTCTTGATGCGATGGATGAAGTCTTCTTGACTCAAGGTGGTTTTATCAATTCCACCCACAACTACAACTTTAGAGACAAATTTCAAGTACCGCTGATAGGCCCAATCGTCCCAGATGTGGACGTCGTTATCGACAAGGTACTTGATGTTGGTGCTGCCACTGATAAACCAGAGCAGCTCATGAACTATGCCCTTGAAGAATACCTTCTTGGTGGTGAGGAGTGGAAAGCCATCAGCCAAATCAAAACGGGCCTGAGCACCAAAAATTCCAATGGTATCAATGCCCGTTCTGTTTTTCTTAAGTTTACCCTCCGTGAGGACCCTGTTTACCAGGTCCAAGTAGGTAAAGTCGTGGGTCATTCGACGGTGATGTAGGAATTCTTGAGCACATCACCCCACAGAAGCAGTGAGGCCTCTTTTCCTGGTGCCAATTCAATCTGGATAGTCACAGCCGCATGTCCAGCCATGAAGTCACGAATTTCATTTATTTTGGGCTCTTCAGTGACAATGACAGTGTACGATTTTCCATTGGGGAGGTGGATGGTGTGCTTTTGCTTTTTGTCCATAGACAATAAAGAACCTAATCACCTAGGATTTTGGAAGTAAACCCTTTAATCTGGCTGTCTAGGATGTCACCGCCTGTGAGTATCTTAATGTACTCATTCTCATACTGGGTTCCCTCAACGTGGGCCCAACAATTTTCCAGGGCTTTTCCACTGACCTTACAAAGGGTGTATGCAATTTTTCCCATGATTTCTTTCAGGGGAACCACCAGACCATACTGCTCCTCAAGGGATTCCACTAGGGTTTCCAAGTCTAAGTCCACGGGCTCCATTCGCAATTCATCCTGCAACCACCCATCAAAATTCTCATCATCACCCGCATAAGTGGGCCACTGCAGTTTAAAACTTTTCTTCAATTCAGCTGTGCTTGCTGCGTTCTCTCCTGGGCTGGAAACCCTAACATAGACGAAGGCCAGGCCCCTATTATCGGGTGGTGTATTGGCGGCCATGTATGTCAGTGGGAACAGGGACATGTCCTCGATGTTTTTCCCCGTGATATTTGGTACCAGAGTCTCAGTCACAAATCCCGCGGGCAAGAGTCCACCCACATCCACATAGTGGTTGCAAATGGTCCATGTGGGGCTTGACGCGTACATGAAGTCACTAGTGCACATAAAGTGCTTGTGAAAGGCATGGTCTCCAAGATTCACCAGTGAACCGCCGATGTTTACCACCACGTGGGCCGCACTGCCAGACGGCACCAGCATGCCACACTCAAGGCCATGTCGTCCACCCAATTGGTGGCTGCGTGCTCTCCACTCCTGTTTGGTGCTCATTGCAGGTAGACTTCCCTTATCATTCTGTTAAGTTCCTCACTGTCAGGTAGGATTCCAAGCCTCACTAGCTCACCCATGGTCCACTGGATTATGGTCTGCATCAGTTCGTCAGGAATGTGGTAGTTCTCAAGTTGAGTGTAGCCATCCCTCTCCATTTGCAGCGATGAGTCCACCATCATCTCATCAACCACGTCTCTGGCAAAGTTTTTTTGCTTTACCAACTTTTCAAAATTGTTGGCCTTCTGTGTCCAGTAGTTTGTGTCGGAATCTGGTCTGGGGTCCGCTCCCACGGATGACATAAACTTCTTTAGTCCAGCGGTGACAGCCGCATCGCCACTGCCGGTGAAGCCACGGTGGTAGAGGGCATACTTGATTGCCTTCAGCAAGAGTTGGTCCTTGTTGGGCAGTTTCTTGAAGCCCAGAACCAAGTCTTCCTTGAATGGGTCCATGCCCCACATAATGTCCTCTGGTGTGATCTTCATCTGTAAAGTACCTCCATGGCGTCATAGTCGTCCAGGCGCCGGTAACTGACCCACCCCTTGACATATCCTTCGATGTGGCCTCTTATCTGGCCCATGACATCTTTCCCAGTTTCTGGGTTCCACCCCAATTTTTTCTCATCAAAGCCCAAATCGTACAATTTGTAATTAACCGCCCTTTGCAACTTGCCTCTGAGCCTGAGATACACATCAGTGTTTCTAGCCTCAATGGGGTAGTAGATGTCCAAGGCCGGGTACATGGCCTCCTCATACTGGGCACGCTCATCAGTGCCAGGTTCATCCCAATGGTCACTGTCCTTCCAAGTCCCCTTGAATTTCTCCAAGTTATCCAAACCGGTGGCTTGCTTGAGAATAGCGTCCAGGTCCATGCCTACAAAGGCCTTCCATGCAGCCTGCTTCTTCTCCCGGTCATCCATAAAGGTACGACCATACAAGACATCATTGAGCAGGCTATCATCTGCCTCAGTGACACCCAGGAGTTTGTTGGTGTATTTGGTGGTGCTCATTTGGGCATGTGGTAAAAGTCGTGTGCGTCGTCCTGCATGATCTCAACCATATCGTGGAAAGTTTTGGTGTCACAATCACCCAGGGAGGTCATGCCAACCCCATCGACCAAGTGGTGCATCATGCCATATGAGCGGCTGATAAAGTCATTTTTCATCTTTTGTTCAAGCGCAAGATCCAGTCTAAACTCAGATGGAAACTTTAGTTTTCCTTGGTTGTGCATGTCACGGGCATGTTCGATTTCTTCTGAGACCCCCCTCCATATGTTAGGCATCTGGCCCTTGACATGGGACCACAGAAGCTTGTATTTCTCCAGGTTAAGTTTTGGATCCTCATGGAATGGATCACCCAACAAGGTCAGCTCTATGCCCAGTTCCATGGGCAAGTCATCTGATTCCAACACACTGGCAATGATTTTTTTAGCTGTCATACACGAATACCAAAGTTTTTTATTTTTGCTTTGACTCTGTCAAACACATGCTGACGTATGGCACTCTCTGAGTACCGCCTAAGGATCATTTCTTTAGTCCCAGAGAAATCTATGATGCTCTCAACCAGGGCATGCGCTGCCATCTTGGTTATTATGACAATCCATTCGTCCAGGCTAGACAAGGAGTCAGGATCTATGGAAACTGTCAAGTCCCACTCTTTTTTATGTGCTGCAAGCTGCTCCTCAGCTATGGGTATAGTTTGCTCCAGAAGTGCTTCCAAGTTTTCAATGACAAAGTCTTCAATCCTGCTGTAAGTCTCCTCTGGTTTCTCCATGAATGGGTCATCCACAGAGAGTAAAGCCAACAAACCATTGATACCAGGGAGGGTGAATCCATTCGTCCAGCCCATGGGCAAGTCATATGATTCCAACAGGGTACTATCTATGGCTTGTTTAGCAGTCACTGGGGTAACTACTCACCCAGCAAAGCCTGTATGGCACCCCATTCAATCTGAGCACCACTAGGAATGAAGAAATGATCATTGCCATGGAAATAGTCCTTTAACACGTTAATAAAGAGTACCACTGGATCATCACCACGTTGAGGCAAGAGGTAGTCCATATGAGTGGCACTGTGGATGGGACCCAATTGGATCTGAAGCTGGATGATTGCTGGTGCACCCACCTCCCTAGCTAAGATGTATGACCTGTTGGCGTTAAAGCCGCGGACCGTGTGAGTGTCCACTGCTTTGACCAAGATGTCGAAGCTTCCACGATGGAACAAGTTAAGCAGCCCGCTGTCTGAGCAGTTGAGGTGAACTCTCTCAGACATGAAGTCACGTATGAGGTCCACTGCGTTAATCATCTCTGGCAGAGATAGCGGCCCCCGAGAGGATGAGTGAGGTGTCATGGATTGTTGCATAATCTTACTCACTTAACGGGGAGGTCGACAAGACTCTCCCTATAGGAAGGTAGACAACCAGACTATAGGGAGAGTCAGAGCCTGCTGCAGTTAGCAGCGGAAACATCGTTAGCACCAAAGCACTAAGGAGTGAATGCAAAGTATAAGGCAACTCTTCCATTAGCGAGCTCCCTATCACAGCTTGGTATTTCATACGGAGAGGTTTGGTTCTTCTCCAGTGGTTGTGACCACTCAAGCTTGCGAGGTATATGGAAAAAATAAAACCCAGACACCCATTGACCATGGATTGTGGGTGTCTGGGTATGCCAGAATGCTTGCGGATCGCTGAGTCTGTTGACGGCTGGATAAGTTGCCGAGGTCAGGTGACAGTGCGAGATGCAGAGTTTCGACATAACCAAGAACTGGACTCAAAAGATAGTTAACTCGTATGGCCGTTTCTGTACTACCAGAGAATTTTTTCGTTGACTTGATACCAACGAAAGTCATGGAGCTTGACACCACTGGGGTGTTGCATGCTACATTATCTGGCTTCCAAGATCACTCGGATGATATCCGTGCTTACATTTCCTACATTAACAAGCTCATTGACCCCTTTGCGGGTCACCCGATACCTGGCACCTGTGTGGCCACAAACTACACAGATGAGTTTGGTCTGAATGTAACACGCACTGTTTTAAGTTTTGACCTGGAGTCAGACAAGACTTACCAGTCTTTTGAAGCAGGCAACCTCACACAGGATGAAGCTAAGGCTTGGATGGGTGATGTTTTAGCCATTGATCCATCGGTCATCTCCTCGGTTGAAACGGTTGTTGACCCTTTCAAGACAGTATACCAGCCCATGATTGGCTATCTAGCCAATAACATTGGGGCCATTTTTCCCACTTCAAACGCTGACGACCCACGGAACGCAGATCTTGTTGCCAGCCACTTTTCTCGCCTCCCCATAAAGGGAACTTCTCAGTCAATTGAGACCGCTGGCCTTTTAGCTGGTTTCGACTCGGTGCATGTCAATCCCCTGTGGGGAAGACTCAGCCCAAGAAATCCTCTGGACGTTGGCTTAGATGCTAATAACCCGGATTTCTCTGAGACCACTGTGGTGGAGCCAACGATCGAGACAACCGAGTTTTATGACCCGCTGTCCTATCGTGATGGGCCTTTCTACACGTGGTCCACTCGTCTGAGCCTGCTTAACAACACGAATTTTGTTTCTCAAGCCAACGGGGCCAATCCCTACTTGAAGTGGAAGATTGATGGCCTGACTGTCACCAACTTCAGAGGTGTCTACACTGCTGCATCCACCTACAATTCAGGTGATGTGGTGGTGTCCTCAACAGGACGAACATTTCTGGTCAAGGCCAGCACAACCACGGCCCCTCCCACGTCCCTTCTTAGCGTATCATTTTTGATGCCTGCCGTGGATTCCAGTGTGTTGACCACAGTCACAGACTCGTCTTGGATGAGTGTCGGACAACTAGTAACTCTCTACAGTGCTGGTACCCTGGAGGTTGCAGTAATTGACGGAACATCAGTCACTTTTATCAACAAGGGAGCCAATGGCAACTTGTCCCCTGGAATTACCGTAAATGCGGGCAGTGTAATCGTTTCACAGGACTCTTCAATCTGGCTTGAGATCACTCAGCCGAGCGCTGGAATCTATACGTTGAGTGGCGGCGAGCCCAATGTGGAAGCCACAGCCACCCTATCTTCTACCATTTCTGTGGAGGGTTTAGCTGAAGGGGTGTCTTTCAACGGGTTGGAAATTTTAGTGGACAGTGTGCCCAATGTCATATCCACTATAAGCACATCGGATGCCACTCCGTCCATTGCCTCAGTAACCACTGCCCAGTCCCATGGCCTTACATCTGATTCCTACATATTCATAAGTAATGTTACTCCGTTTGACTATGTAGGTCTTTACTCCATAACAGTTACTAGCCCAACGAGCTTTACGTATCAGCTGGCCTCCAATGTGTATGAAGCTGGCACAGCCGCAGACGGCATTGTGCCGTACTATTCAAACGGGGACTTTGAGGCCACCATATTTGATCGACTTTCCAGCATAAAGTACCGCACTAGCTACTACAACCTGGTGCTGACGATCAAAGAGGCAACCATCAACGCCAGATCAGTTCCAGCAAAACCTAATCCCAGCGTCATTGAACAAGTCGGTAATGGTTCACTTGTAGCATCACCCCCTTATTTGCCATTCAGTGGAACCACAGAGGTGGCCGGAAATACCCAGCAAGTTGATACACTGTGGCTTACCAGTCTTGCTGCAGAGACTGAGGTTATACTAAATTCTGTAAAGCCATCAACGAGATATATTCGCCAATTCAGCACTGGCGTCTTGTACGAGGACACCTTTGGCTATGCTGAGTATGCCAACCAAGCCCTTGTCTATGACAAGACATCCTCACTGTCTGGCACTATCACTGGTCCCATTTATCCACGAACTGCCACCATAACCATTGTACGTGTTCCCAGTGACACCCAATTTTTCCAAGTCATTTCCTTTGGTGATGATTCACCCACACTGTCCATCAGTCCAGAGTTAGTCGTTACGTTTAACACCGTTGTGGGTACTGAGTATCAGGTTGAATCTAAGGACTCACTCTTTGCTCCTTGGTATCCAGCAACGCCAGTATTCATGGCCACATCATCTGTAACCAACTACCAACTGGTTCCATATGAGACGGTGGTGTTGACAGGCCAATCCAGCCAAGGTGATCCCAACCAAGTAACATTCTCTGGAACTGAGTCTTACGGCGTCGTTTCAACTGACTTAGATTATTACACTGGAATATTTTCGGCCATACGTCCTGCACAATTTCCGTCTGGAAACTCAGTGGTTGCTAATTGGCTTTTGACAGACAGCGGCACCATACGCACTGAGCCTACCACAGCCCAGAAACAAGCAGGAACTATTGGTTTTCTACCCCGTCCTGAAGACCAGTTTGGTACCTTATCGCAATTTGGAAGTCGTCCAACACTTTATCCAGACGTCAATGAGTGGACTCGCCCACTTGAGCATGAAATTCTTGACCGTGATCTGGAACCTGTCTATGGCAATGAGGAAAAATTCCCTGGAAAATTTGTTGCAAGTGCTGACTCAAATAATGGGTTGAGTTACGGCGTGTATCTTCTTCAAGGTACATTCCCATATCGTTTCAGATTTACTGAGCTTTCAGGCCAGAATCCGTTACCAACCATTGCATACAGTGGCAACAACCAATACTATGTTGGCATACGGTATGGTCAACTTCTAGCCTGCCCAGAACGTACTTTTTCTGCTTCCATGCAAAGTGGTCTGAGTGCATGGATACCATTTAATGCACACCCAGACGAAGATCTCGATATAAACTGTGTGTATCCGGTGATTCGTCAAATGACTGTCACCGGTCTCATACCTCAAGATCGTGTTTGGGATTCTAACCGAGGTTGGGTTACATACTGCCATGGCTTGGAAGCTTCCATAAGCATTGATCCACTTCTGAATGAATTTACCCTAGCTTTTTGGTTTAAGCCCAATGCTTACGTCTCCACGCAGACTATCTTGTCCATGGGCCCACTGGTTGTAAAGATGGCCAGTATCTCAACACTAAACGTTTACTACAGTGGAGTACTACAAGCTACACTAACCGTTTCCAGTTTTTCCTTTATCAGCATTCGCCAAAAGAATGCCACGCTGGTCACTGGCGTTAATAGCACTTATACATCATACAGCGTAAGCCCAATCTCTGTTTATACGGACACACTTGACTTTTTGTCCGTGTCAACTGATGCAGAGTATTACCTCCAGGACTTTAAGCTTTGGTCCACGTTCAAACTGTCCAGTGATGTAACTACTTTTTATCAACCAAGTGGGGTGGCCACACAGTTGGCCACACAACCCACGCCAGTTGAAATCTCAACCACAGGGGATCGGTGGTTTCTTAGAGTACTAGCCAGTGGGTTTGTTGCCTCTGATCTGCAGCCACAGTCTAATCTTGTGGAAGTAACAGGTCAGTTCACTTCAACATCAGGTGGAACAACCACGGTGACCAGTCTTGGAACAATCACCGAGTATCCTGGCAACCTTTTACCTGTGGCCAACTATGACGTCCAGGGGCGCTTCATTGCTGACTCTGGACGCAATCTCGTAGGTTTGGCTGGTGGAGTTCTTCCAACTCTTCCACGACGCCTTGGTGAGGCCTTTCTGCCCACCAGTGCCATCAACAGGGACCCAGTCTCGCCAAATACCGGGTTGCCAAGTGGCATAAACCCTGAGTGGCTGGCTGATACCTCTGCTGGCTACGTCAGAATCGTGTCGGCTCCATTCTCTGGAACAGGTGGAGTGGTGTCCACCGAGGCCACTGGAACAGTTTCACCTTGGCCAAATCCTGCCAACTACACCAACCCTCTAGTGGACCGTATTTGGATTGAAGGCGACAGTGGAACCATTTACCAGTTAGGTGTTGGTGGGTATGTTTCGTCACCCACATTTACTGTAACGCCAGTTCCAATCAATGCATTAAATGAGTATCCATCAGGTGCAGTTACTGTCCTTACAAATGGAACTACCCAATTGTCCGTAAATTCAAGTGATGTCGTTTATTCCACGGGTACTACTGACACCACCACGCCCATAACTTATCTGTATCGCCATGAGTATGGCATAAAAACCTTTACAGGAAGTGAGGGTTGGATTCCAACAGAATCGTCTACATTGTATGATGGCAGTCCATCTCTATACTCCACAGGCCAGTTGATGTGGTCATCCACGGCCTCAACTGCCAATCTAGACGTTGGTCACTATCGTCTACGTGTTACAGCCCACAATCGTGGGCAAGTTGCCAGAACATTTGAAGGTTTTGATGTCGAGGTCACCATCGGTCAGAATATTACATTCCCCATGGTGTTGTCTCCAAACTCAACATCCGAGGAAACATACTATGATTTCTACGTCAACAATGTCATATTATCTCCATGGCTTATACAGATTTATTGGGGTGGTATTGTTGATGATCCCACTCGAGGCATTACCTACCAGCTGGTTGTTGACGGCATTGAAATTGACCGGCTTAAGACACAAGTTTATAGGGTTGGCCCAGGTGTTTCACTAGTTGAGGTATCCACAACGGCTAGTGGCACAACTTCTTTGGGCAACTTGACGCCAGGTGGATGGTTGGCTGAAGTCACAAGCACCGGCACCATTTATGCCTGGGAGCACGAGGCCAACATAAACCCAAGCGTTGGAGGAGTTGAGGAATCATACACCCTATCAGAGCTGCTGACAATGTCGACAGACAACAAGGTCAGCCGGGTAATGTTAAGCCCAAGCTACAGTGGGTCCACTGTGCTTCCAAACCCGTCTGCCACATCAGCCCCGTCAATATCGTCTCACACTCAAACGTTGTCCCCAGGTACCACACCCATTCAAGTTGGCTATGGCCTTGGAATAGACGTTGTGGCTTCAGGAGCTGTATCATACATCTGGAATTTCTGGGACAGTTCAGTGGAAACCACAGACACTGGCACCATTCAGAAGGTTGTCAATCAAGGTGGCACTCTTCCATGGACTTGCACCGTTGCAAACGAGTGGGGCCAATCAAGTCAGGTGTCTGATTCGATTATAGTGAATTCACCACCCGTGATTCAGTCAGCCACCCTGTCCAACAATGACTTGCCACCCACGTATGCTACGGCATTAACGGGCACCATCTCAGATCCAAATTCTGCTTCACCCATACTAGTTTGGTTGGATGGTGTCACACCCACAACGATAAGCACCCTGAGCCACGGAACCACACAAGGCACATTTAATCTTCCATTCAGTGTGGCCACAAATGCTACGAAAATTCTACACGCCGTGGACGTCAATGGCGGCACAACACTGCTAGACATTGATGTTCGAGCCTTGCCCTTTAAGCCCATTATCGCAGCCGTTATTTCTCAACCAAAATCACAACGAATTGGGAACAACAGCACAGTGCGCTTCACTTGCCGGGCCACTGACCCAAATGGTGGTGGCACTCCAACGTTTGCTTGGGACTTCTTGACAGCTGAAGGTTGGGTATCATCTGACTTCTCCAGCGTTACGGGTTTTTCCTCCATATCAGGTGGTTACACCAGCAGTGGTTTGACTCAAAATCTAAGTGGGGGTGTCTACCAAAACACTGTGTTGCTTCCTTCTATAGCCAACCAAACTGCGGGTTCTCGACGGGCAAAATTGACAATCACACCCACTGTGGGTGACCCTGTTGTGCTATATGGTTCAGTGACTCTGATCGAGAACCATGCCCCAGTGATCCAACGTTTTGACATCTTGTCCCCTGACAACATTCAATCAGGCGTGGCAACAACCATACAGGCCATTGTTACTGACGAAGACAACGATATACTGTCCTACTCCTGGGCGATGACAAATGTCTCTGACCCAATCACAAACCTAAACTCAAATCCAATTGTCGTACACCCAAATGGAACGCTGTTAACTGGCACTCTTACAGCTTCTGACCCCTATGGTTCCTATGACTCTATGTCCATACCCGCTGTGCTTGTTTCCAGCAAGACAGCAGTTGATGGCACTGTGGGTGTGTCCTTTACCTATCGTCCCTATGCCATGTCGCCCACAACAGCGACATTCTCATGGGGTGAAATTCCTTCAGGCCTCACACTTATCAATGGCACTATTTTAGGCACACCTCAAATTGCTGGAATTACGGCCACACAGCTGACAGCCACCTCTGCAAGTGGAACGGATGTGCGAGACTTTACTTGGAGAATTTACACCGCTGCAACACCCCCTCTGTCACCCACCAATTTTATTGTGAATGGCGACGGCAACAATCCTCGATATGCCTCAGGCCAGACACTCACCCTTCAGTGGACTATAACCAATGATGGTGGCACCGTTCCAGGTTCTGCCGTTGAGTTGCGCCAGTTTGATGGCACCCTTGTCAAGACAATTGAGGTTGGGTCTGGTATCAATGTTCTGGTCCTAACTTCAAACGATATCTTGAGTTCCTTTGGTTCTTATCAGGACATTGACATAAGAGTCTACGCCTTGCGTAATTCCACACGGTCTGTGTTCCCAGCTGAGACAATAGTCACATACACCTACTAGTATGTCATTGCCCACGGCTCCATTCTATCCTAGCACGCTTCTAGACCCCAGAAATGCTGCAGACCTTAAGCAAGTTCTGTGGCAGAACTTCTTCATCATAAATGAGGGTCCTGGGTTTAGTCGTCAACCCACCCGCGTGGGTGGACAGCCCAACAGCGTGGTTGGGCCACCCACATTTGGCCAACACTACGTCAATGCAGTTTGGGTCGATGGTATACGCGGACTTTGGTACTGTGTAGCCTCTGGTGTTCCAGGCACTTGGGTACAAGCAGAAATTCCAGTAGTAACATCATTCCCAACCACAAACTATGTGGGCTATCGTGTCACTAGAAGTGACAGTGGCTATACTTCCTACTACTGGAATGGTTCCGCATGGGTCGCAATTGGAGGTGGCAGTGGAACGGTCACTGGTGCTCAAAACATGGGCACAGGTGCGGATGGAGAGGGCCTCTTCAGCTCACTCTCAGGCACCGTCTTACTTTTCAGACGAATCAAGGCCGGTCAAAACATAAACCTGGTCTCAAGTGCAAACAGTGTGGAGGTACTTGTTCAACATGACCCACACTTCATTGGCACCACAACCCTCGACATTCTCAAGATAATTGCCCAATCCACACCTGCCACACCCAGTGATGATTCCTTTGTTTCGTGGGTGTACTCATCAGGAACAAGTCCGAATAAGACACTAATTTGGAAGGCCAAGAGCCGTGATGGTGAAGAAGTTATTCTTTCATCTGTCATCGTATAGCATGTTCGACATAATTATCCCTACAAAGTGTGTTGGGTCTGCACTTGACAAGCTGTGTGAATCCATCCAGGCTAACACTCGTTCAACGGACGGCCAGCTTAAGTTTGTAGCCGTTGGTCCAACACAGCCCAGAGTGTCGTGGTTAAGGTGGATTCAACATGACGGAACAGTGGCTTCTGCAATTAACAAGGGCATAAGTGAGACTAGCAACCCATACATCGTCATTCTTCATGACGATGCAGTACTTCTACCCCAACCACAATCACGGTGGTTGGACCAGTTAAAAGAGTTGGTGGTGGACTCAAAAGTGGCTGTGTGTGGTCCCCTTCAACTCAACAAGAATGGCACAGATTACATTCATTTTTTCTGCGCCGCCCTGTCCAGAGAAGTTTGGAACAAAGTGGGCCCACTGTCTGAAGAGTTCCCATACAGGGACTACGAGATTGACTGGTGTAAGAGGGCTCAAATAAGTGGGTATGTCGTCAAGAGAACTTGTGATGTCAGGACTTCCAACGGTTACTTGACTGGCGATTTCCCGATCTTCCACAGAGGTGGTCACACTTTGAATGCACAGCCTGTGCCAATGGTGGCTCCTGCTCTTAGTTCAGGAGTAGTTTTCTCTAAGGTTCCAACTGTTCGTCAAACCACACCCGTCACGGCCCACATATCCACACGAGGACGATACAAGACCACGCTGCCTCTCGCCATTCAATCAATATCATTGCAGTCGGTGGTTCCTCAGAGGCTTATTATTTTTGATGATGGTGATGGTGGCGAATTTTTCAATGAGAGTGTCTACTGTCACCTTTTGAATGTGTTGTACCAGAAAGGGTGCCAAGTTGATATCGTAAAGGGCGAGGGACGTGGACAAGTCTTAAATCATCAAAAAGCTATTGACATGGCTGAAACGCCGTACATCTGGAGAGTGGATGACGACAACTCAGCTGAACCCAATGTGTTAGAAACTCTGTTGGCCCACATTTCTACAGATGGCATTGGGGCTGTGGCATCATCAGTCCATTTTCCCTGGATTATTCCAGTCCCCCTGGATTTGTCGGCCTCTGGACTTATTGGCGACATAAAAGCTCGTCAAAATGTCCAATGGTTTAAATTCTCAGGGACAAGACAAGTTGATCATCTTCACAACACTTTTCTCTTCAGAAAGGAAGCTGCAAGTCAAGGCTATCCAAAAAATCTCTCAGTTGTTGGCCACCGTGAAGAGACTATTTTTACCCATGACATGGTCCTGCAAGGGTGGAAATTGCTTGTGGCTGGTGACATCATAACCTGGCACCTAAGGGACCCAAAGGGTGGCATCCGGCTCTTCCAAGATACGTCATTGTGGCAAAGTGATGAGGACGCTTTTAATGCGTGGGCCTCAAGCCATGGCATCGAGTTCAACAACTACTGGCTGATTGTTCTTGACAATGGATTGGGTGACCATCTGGCCTTTTTACACCTGTGGCCTGAAATAAAAAAGAAAGCTGAGAAAACTAGACACCAGATAATGCTGGCCGTTTGCTACCCAGAGGTCTTTTTGGGCGAGCCTGTCATCAGTATTGCCGACGCCTCAAGACTAGACAAGGACTTAGAAAAATACAGCGTCTACAACTTTATGGTGAATAACAACTGGACTGGCACTCTAGTCGATGCTTTCAGAGCCATGCACGGCCTATGATAATAATCTCTCCTTATTCTTCAAGATTACGAAATGGGGCCGTGAATCCCAAAAACTATCCATACTGGCAAGAGGT